GCATTACTAATTGTAGGAATTCTTGAACTGTCAATCATGATTTTCCTTATATGGATTTTGCTCACAGTTCTCTAAGTATTATGGTAACACTATCGTTACTTTCTATAGGAGAAACATTATGTGGACTACACCTGCTTATACAGAAATGAGATTTGGTTTTGAAGTTACAATGTATGTAATGAACCGATAAGTTTTCTTTTCTCATACACTCGCCCCTTTGGTGGTTATAAATACTACCAAAGGGGTTTTTTTATATGAGCGATATGTTATCTTACTTTATGGGTCGTGATGGTTTCTCTTGGTTCATTGGTGTATGTGAAGATAGAGATGACCCCAAAGCACTAGGACGGATTCGTGTTCGTGTCTTTGGTTATCACACAGAAGACTTAACTAAAATACCAACACAGGACTTGCCGTGGGCGTGGGTTCTTATGCCACCTACTGCGGGCAATGGAGCGTTCCACAATATCAAACCATCGGATTGGGTAATGGGATTCTGGCGTGATCCAGATACATTACAACAACCTGTCATTATGGGTATCTTGCCAGGCGCACCAGCGGATGGTGCAGACCCAACAAAAGGATTTTCCGACCCCAACTCTGAAGATGCACCAGACACACAGGCAGAGAAGTTTAAGAAAGAACCAGACTTCGGCCCGTATCCATCTCGCCCAGGCTTTGCAGACACATCTCGTTTGACTTCTGGTTTGTTAGAAGAACATCCAGAGATTGCAGAAAGAGATGAGTCTTATACTTCTGAAGTTCCTATCGCAAACGGTCGTATGATTGTTCAGAACGCTGATGATAAAGAGAACATCGTAAGTTCGCCTCCTGTCAATGTTCAAGAACAGTGGGTTGACAAGATTGGAACGAACACTGACATGACTGCAACCTCTTGGAGTGAACCAAGAACTACGGATGATTCTATTCGTGGTAAGGATGCTACTGGAAAGAATCCAGAGACACAAGAGGATAGAGTCCCCCCATATAAAAGACGCAACACAGAGTATCCATACAATCATGTTCTAGAAACAGAAAGTGGACATATCAAAGAATATGACGATACACCTTTTGCGGAACGCATCTATGAGAAGCATAAGAGTGGAACAGGATATGAGATTGATGCAGACGGAAACAAAGTCACTCGTGTTGTAGGACAGAATTACGAAATCATTGCTGGTAATAACTTTGTTAATATCAAAGGTGATGTCAATCTTACAATTGATTCAAACTGTAAGACATACATCAAAGGCGATTGGAATATCCAAGTCGATGGTAATAAGACAGAAGTTGTGAAGGGCGATGTTACAGAGAAGTATGGTGTGAATCCAGTAACGAACTTCCACTCTACTACTCTGACAGGATTCAGAACCAAGACTATTCTTGGACTTGAGAATGAGAATGTCGTTGGTGCGGTTGTTCACATTTACGGTGGTGTTAAAACTGAAACAGTTGCTGGTAACTCTACATTGGGTATTAGTGGCAACTACGATGTTGATGCTGCAAGGATTGATCTAAACTAATGATTGGTGAATATCAAGTTCTTGTCAATGGTGTTCTTAAAACATATACAAACTATGAGGATATTCCTTATGCGTTTGATAATGTAATTAAGTTTGCACCAGAGTATCCGCCAGAACCACACACAGAAGAACAACACGAATTGATTGCAACATATAATGATAAACTAAAAGAACTAATGAAAAGGGAATTAAAATAATGCCTGCGGCAACAAGGATTGGAGATGCGGATGTTCCACATTGTTCTGGTATGACTAGAGCGGTGGGAAGTCCAGATGTATTTGTAAATGCAATTGCGTGGAGTAGACAAGGAGATGTGAATACTGGTCATCTATTGCCGGGTTCACCTTGTCCATCTCATGCTGCCCCTATTGCGTCTGGTTCATCTACAGTATTTGTAAACGGTAAAGGTGCTGGGAGAGTTGGTGACGGTATTAGTGCTTGCACATCTGTTGCTGCTGGATCCCCTAATGTTTTTGCGGGGCCATAGAATGCCCTATAGGAGAGAGAAGAAATGTATGAGTATAGATGTAAGGTGGTTAAAGTAATTGACGGCGATACAGTTGATGTCGATATTGATCTTGGTTTCGGTGTGTGGCTTCATGACGAGCGTGTTCGTATCATGGGCATTGATACGCCTGAATCCAGAACTTCGGACAAGGTGGAGAAAGTCTTCGGACTGGCAGCAAAGAAAAGATTAAAAGAATTATTGGGTGAGGATGTTGTTCTTAAAACACAAGTGAACAAAGATGGTGAAGATATGAAGGGCAAGTTTGGAAGGATACTTGGTGACTTTGTATCTAATGATGGAAGAATGGTTACAGATATTATGATTGAAGAAGGACATTGTGTTGCATACTTTGGTGGAAGTAAAGAAGAAATCCAAATGAAGCACATGGCAAACAGAGAGAAGTTATTGCGTGAAGGTATTGTCAAACTTCCAGACTGACGGTATAAATAGACTTAGGAGATAATAGATGGCCGTCAACCCTACAGCATTTAGAGATGCAGAAGCAAACAATGAGTCTGATAGAAGTGCAAGAATATTTAAGGACTTCAATCTAAACTTTGCAAGACATCCTGTAACTGGAGACATTGCAAAACTAACTGATGTTTCTGCTGTTAAAGCAAGTGTTAAGAATTTAATTCTTACTAACTTCTACGAGCGTCCTTTCCATCCAGAGATTGGTTCGGATGTTCGTGCGGCACTATTTGAATTGGTAACACCACAAGTCGCTGCAAGACTTGGACGAAACATTGAAGATGTGATTGTGAACTTTGAACCAAGAGCAGAATTGATTAGTGTTATCGTAAGAGCAAACATAGACAGAAACGCTTATGAAGCGACAATCAAATTCAATGTTGTGAATACAGAAACAGATGAACAGACATTGGACTTATTTTTAGAGAGACTAAGATAAGATGGCGACAAAATTACAAGTCACAGAGTTGGACTTCGATCAGATTAAATCCAACCTAAAGACATACATGAAGAACCAGACAGAGTTCTCAGATTATAACTTTGAGGGTTCTGCCCTTTCAACATTGATTGATCTACTTGCATACAATACTCACTACTTGGGTATGAACGCAAACATGGCACTCAATGAAGCATTTCTAGATTCCGCAACTCTTCGCTCTTCTGTAGTCTCTCATGCAAAGAAGTTGGGATACACTCCTCGTTCTGCTCGTGCGCCTGTTGCCTATTTGGATGTTACTCTAAACAATTCTACATTAACATCTGCAACTGTATCTAAAGGAACTAAGTTCACTACAGTTGTTGATGGGACAACTTATGCATTTGTTGTTAATGAAGATAGATCTATCTCGGCGATAAATGGTATACTACGATTTTCCAATCTTCCAGTATATGAGGGAACTCTTGTTACTGCAAAGTATACGGTCGATAATTCTAATTTAGAAAAAAGATTTCTAGTCACAGACAATCGTGCAGATACCACAACACTTAAAGTATCTGTTCAAAACTCTGCTTCAGATTTGACTACAGAGACATATACTCTTGCAACAGATATATCTCAAGTAAAAGAAACATCTAAAGTTTATTTCCTACAAGAAGTAGACGGTGGAAAGTTTGAGGTTTACTTTGGTGATGATGTGGTTGGTAAGAAACCATCAGATGGTAACATTGTTATATTGGAATATATTGTTACAAACAAAGGTGCAGCAAATGGCGCAAAGACTTTTGTTGGAACATCTGTGAGTGGAGAAACAAACATTACTATTGCTACAGTAGCATCTGCTGTTGGTGGTGCAGAAGCAGAAACAATTGAATCAATTAAATACAATGCTCCTCTAGACTTTGCATCTCAAGGTCGTGCGGTAACTGCTGATGACTATAAGGTTATCATTCCTCAAGTCTATGCAGACACACAGGCAATTCAAGTATGGGGTGGGGAAGATAATGACCCCCCAATCTATGGACAGGTATTTGTTTCTATTAAAACAACTTCTGGTATCAATCTAACACAGGCACAAAAGGATACAATTGCGGTTGCATTGGACAGATACAATATTGCATCTGTTCGTCCTACTATTATTGACCCAGAGATTACAAAAATTAAAGTGACAACTAACTTTAAGTATAACTCTAATATCACAACCAAGACTGCTTCTGATTTAGAAACTCTTGTTAGAACAACAATAACAAATTATAATTCATCTGACTTACAGAAGTTTGATGGTATGTTTAGGTATTCAAAGGTTTCTCGTTTGATTGATTCAACAGACACATCTATTCTTTCAAACATTACAACGGTTCGTATACAAAAAACAATTGTTCCTACTCTGAACACAGAAACAAAATATGAACTAAAATTTTCAAATCAATTGTATCATCCACATGATGGACACAATGCTACTATGGGCGGTATCGTATCTTCTACTGGTTTCTACTTGCCTAATGATTCCACAATATATTACTTCGATGACAATGGTAGTGGGGCATTAAGAATCTATAGTTTGGTTGGTGGAACGACTAGAACATATTCAGACACTAGTGCTGGAACTATTGATTATCAAACTGGAACACTTTCTATTCCATCATTGAATATTGCTTCTACAGTAGATAGTTCTGGAATTGTAATTACTACAATTCCTAATTCAAATGATATTGTTCCAGTTCGCAACCAACTCTTAGAAATTGATTTGGCAAACCTAAACATCAGTGGTTCTAATGATACCATTGAGTCTGGTGGTTCTTCTGCTGGAACTGGTTATACAACCTCATCATCGTATTAAGGTCTTATAGATGTCTGGACATGACCCAACACTAAAGAACAAAGTTTCGCCACATATTCAGAGTCAACTGCCTGAGTTTATTCAAGCAGACCATCCTCTGTTCTCACTGTTCCTCAAGTATTACTATGAGTTCCTTGAGGCAGGAGAACTTGTTGTCACTGGTTCTAATAATTATCTTGTAGAGGAAACTCTTACTAAGAATTATATTGTAGATGAATCAGAAGAGAATATTGTTCTTGAGGATTCTGTTGGTAAGTTCACAGTTGGTGAAACTATTACTGGACAAACATCTGGTGCGACTGCTCGTATTCTCGTAGATGACTTTGATGATAACAATCGTCTATTCATTACATCCCAACAAAGATTTGAAACTGGTGAAACGGTAACTGGTAATACCTCTGGTGCTACTACAACAGTTGCATCCTATCGTGCAAACCCTGTTCAGAATATTCAACAACTTCTTGCATACGCTGATGTTGATAATACCGTTTATGATTTTCTTGATAAGTTTAGAGATTCGTTTATGGAGTCTCTTCCTAACACTCTTGCCGATGGCATCTCAAAGAGAAAACTTATCAAGAATATTAGAGACTTGTATTCTGCAAAAGGAACAAGGGATGGACACAAGTTATTCTTTAGAATCCTTTTTGATGAAGAAGCAACAATCATTTATCCTCGTGATAATATGTTGCGTGTTTCTGATGGTCAATGGTCTACAGACAATGTAGTTCGTATTGTTGAAACTGGTGCTTCTGATTTTACAAATGCGGTTGGACAAAGAGTTAATGGAATTACCTCTGGGGCTTCTGCTCTACTTGGTTCTGTTATTAAGTTTACTGAAGGTTCTACACAAATTGCAGAATTAAACTTAGATGCCAATTCCGTATCTGGAACATTTGTTTCTGGTGAGATTATTACCACAACAGACACAACACTAGACTTAGAAATTTCTGGTGTTATAAAAGGGATTGTTACAGAATCGAATGTAACAATTGGTGGTGCTTACTATAATACATCCGATGTCGTATATTTGACAGAAGGTGGCGGTAACGATGCTGCTACTGCAAGGGTAGAGTCTGCTGGTTCTGGTTCTATTGATGAGATTATTATTGAAGATGGTGGTATTGGTTATACTGCTGGTGAAGAACTTGTATTTGACACAACCAATACAGAAGGTAAAGATGTTCGTGCAAGAATTGCTGTTGTAGGTGGTGGATTTATTTTGGAACAGGCAACTGCTCCAGATCACTTCATTACAGAAGACGGTGAGTTAATTGTTACTGAAGATAGATTCTATACACAACAAGAAGAGACTGTTGGTGAACTTGACCACTTGGTGATGGAAGACGGTGGGCAGATTGTTATTGAAGAAGAGACATTTAATGACTTAGGTGTTTCATCAGAGATTGGCGAGATCACTAAGATTGAAATGATTAACAAAGGTAATGGATTTATTAAACTGCCTTTGGTTTCTGATAGTCTTTCTACTACTGGTTCTGGTTCAAGTCTATTCGCTGCATCTACTGTATCGCCTATGGTTGGTCATGTAGAAGGTGTTTCGATAACAAACTTTGGTCTGGATTACGCATCTTCTCCAACTGTAACATTTAATAGAAACATTCTTGTTCAAAATGTTATAGGTTCATTTACTGCTGGAGATACATTAACAAGTCATAACGGAACAGTTGTTGATTTTGATAACGGTAGAAATATTTTAGAGATTAGAACATCTGTTGATTTCAACAGAGGAGATATAATCACATCTATCACAGGTGCATCAGCAACGGTGTATCAATCCTCTCATGCCGATGCAACATCTACGGTTGGCACAATAGGAACAACTGTCGGAGACTTTGTATCTGATAGAGGTAAAGTCTCTGTGGATACAATGCGTATTCAAGATTCTAATTACTACCAAGATTATTCTTATGTGGTTCGTATTGGACAGTCGATTAACGAATGGAGAGAATCTATTCGGCGTTCTGTTCACCCTGCTGGTTGGAATGTATTCGGTGAAGTTTCTTTTGCTTCTCAAGTTAGCGCAACAATTCAAGTTCCAACTGCTGGTGATGTGGTTGACTTCACTGGTGATACTACAACATACTCACCAGAACTTGCATCTACATTTACTAACCTATTCACTACCATCTTTGGTAGACGATTGGGAACAACAACAGATGGAACATCACTCAGAAGTAATCCAAATGAAGGAAGTTCAGAACATCTCTCTTCTGGTGTTAGGGAAGTTACTCTTACA